CTCGGTCATACCTGCTTACCAGAACAATGGCGAGTGGTTGCTGAGCCAGTCCACCATCTCCAAGCTCCGCCAGATCGTCGACGGGAACTCCCGCCCGCTGTTCTACTCCGGGCTGGAGGGCTTCGCCGGTGCTCCTCCGAACACCATCTTCGGCAAGCCGTTCTATCTCGATGTCTACATGCCGAGTGCTGGTACGGCCGGAACGTCGATCCTCTTCGGCGACTTCGCCGCGTACTTCATCCGTGACGTAGACGGCATCAGGTTCGAGCGCTCCGTCGATTACGCGTTCAACACCGACCTGCTGACCTACCGGGCGATCCTCAGGACTGACGGGCGTTTGCTCGACAAGACCGGGGCGATCGGCTGCTATGTCGGCGGAACCGCGTAGGGGGTGGGCTAAATGGCGAAGACAGTTCTCACCAGCGCCTATGTCCTACTCAACGGGGTCGATCTATCCGATCATGTCGAGTCCGTGACCCTCGATGTCAAGGTCACAGATGTAGACGTGACGGCGATGAAGGACGGCGGGCACGTTCATATCGCCGGACTTCAGGACAGTCAGCTCACGCTCACGTTCTGGCAGGACTATGCGGCCTCGAACGTGGACGCGACGATGTGGGCGATAGTCAAGGGCGGAACTGCGGTTGCCTTCAAGGTCGGCAACAACGGCTCCTCGTTCTCGGCTACCAACCCGTCGTATTCAGGCTCGGTGCTTCTAACCGACTACCAGCCGCTAGCCGGCAAGGTCGGAGACGGGCTCCAAGCCCAGGTCACGATGCCCGTGTGTGGCACGGTGACAAGCGGTACAAGCTAGAAAGTTGGGGGGCTTCGGCCCCCCTCTCCTTTTCATGCTCTCTCGCAAACTCCGAAAAGCGAAGTCTCGGGCTGCTGCTGCTGTTGAGCGCGCTCGGTCAGCGCTTCTCAACCAGCAGAAGGTAGAGCGCCGATGAAGATCGTCTTTCACTCGAACGCTCCCTGGTGCGGGACTGGCTACGGATCGCAGACCGGACTTTTCGCCCCGATGTTCAGGGACGCCGGCCACGATGTAGCTCTCTCCGCGTTCTGGGGTCTCTCGGGGAAAATGCTCGAGTGGGAAGGGATGCGTCTCTACCCCGCCGACGACGAATGGGGGAACAAGTGGCTGCCCGCCTACGCCGCCCACCACGGCGCCGGCAACCCGCTCGACGTGCTCGTGCTCACGTTGCTCGATGTCTGGGTGCTCACGGCGCCAGTCCTCGCCCAACTGCACATGGCCTCATGGCTGCCGGTCGACCACGACCCGCTCCCCCCCATCGTCTCTGCGGCGATCAAGAACATCGGCACCGTCCCGATCGCCATGTCCAAGTTTGGAGAAGCGAAGCTGATTGAAGCGGGGTTCGAGCCTCTATACGTGCCGCACGGCGTAGACACATCGTTGATGAAGCCCTACGACCCCCGGCTGGTGCGCGCGGCGATGAACGAGGGGATGCCCGAGCCGCTTCTGCCCGAGGACGCTTTCGTGGTCGGTATGGTCGCAGCCAACAAGGGCACGGCCCCAAGCCGCAAGGCATTCCCCCAAGCATTCGAGGCGTTCGCAGAGTTGCATCGCAAGCACCCGGACACCCTCCTCTACCTGCATACCGCCAAGCAGGCATCGGGGGTCGGACTTGACCTCCTGGCGCTAGCCGACATCTGTGGCATCCCATCGAACGCCATCCGCTTCACGCCCGAGTTCGAAATTCAATGCGGCGTCGAGTACGAGAAGATGGCGATAGTCTACTCAGCCCTAGACGTGCTGATGAACCCCGCCTACGGCGAGGGATTCGGTATCCCGATCGTCGAGGCGCAGGCTTGCGGCGCGCCGGTCATCGTCAATGACTTCTCGGCCATGTCCGAGCTCGCCGGGCCTGGTTGGAAGATCGGCGGAGAGAAGTTCTACGATCCCTCGCAGGGTTCGTGGTATCAGTCGCCGAGCGTCCCACAACTGGTCGATGCGCTCGAGGAGTCCTATGACAAGGCATCCGGCCTCCGTGAAGACAGCCGCAAGTTCTCCTTAGCATACGACACGAAAACGGTCATGGCGGACTACTGGACGCCGGTTCTCAAGACGCTCGAGGAAAGTCTCCTGCGCCCGGCGGTAGTCCCCAATCGCGCCATGCGACGATCCGCCGCCAAGAGACAGAAGGTGGCCGCGTGAAGCTCTCCGTTGTGACCCCATGGTGGAATCACTCCGAGCTTCTGCCCGACTACGCCGCCGCGGTGAACGCCGGCCGTCCGGATGAAGTGATCGTGACTGACAACGGCTCCGATCCCGCCTTCGAGCCGGTTGGTATTGAGGTTCCCGGCGCCGTGAATCGCAACCATGCCAATCTCGGCTTCTCTCACGCCTGCAACCAGGGGCTAGGCATCTCCACCTCGGATGCCGTGCTCTTTCTGAACAACGACATCGTGACTCTGACCGATGAACCCTGGGCCGAGACGATCAAGGAAGCGCTCGAGCCGGGCGTGCTGGTCGGAGCCAACCTCCGAGACGACGCCCACACGGCGGTTGACGGGCAGATCATCCCCTACCTAGACGGCTGGTGCCTCGCCGGGATGACCGAAGACCTGATCGATCTGGGCGGCTGGGATGAAGGCTACGCCGAACCCTCCTACTACGGGGACAACGACCTTTGCGCCCGAGCGGTCGCGCGCGGCTTCGAGCTCGTGCAGGTAGACCTCCCGCTCCGGCATCTGGTGGGCAGGAGTTCCACCGCCAAGAACACCGCCGAGGCTTGCCAGGTGAACTACAAGCGCTACGCCGCTCGAGTCAGAGAGATGAAGGTGGCGGCATGACCATCGTCGTCGATCTCGGCTGCTACCACTGGGATGAGGCTTACTCGCTCGAGGCTCTCGCCGTCGAGTATCAGCCCGAGATGATCTACGGCTTTGATCCCTCCCCACTTCTCAACACGAGCGTTGCCGAGTTGGGCGGTGCCTCCATCCAACTCGCCCGCGCCGCTGCGTGGCTTTACAACGGCGAAGTTTCCTATCTGGACAAGAGGATGGGGTCTCGCGCGGGTGCCGGGGACGGCCTCGTGCCCTGCCTCGACTTTGCGGCGTGGCTTTACGATCTGGGCGAACCCGTAGTGGTGAAGATGGACATCGAGGGCGGCGAGTACGAACTGCTCCCGCGCCTGGTCGAGACCGGCGCAGACTACTTCATCGAGGAGCTTCTGCTCGAGTGGCATCGCGGCGCCGACCTGGATCTCCAGGCCCGGCTTGCCTGTCCGGTATGGGATTGGTGGATGTGACTCTCGCGCTCATTTGCGTATTCGGGGCTCTCTTGCTTATCGCGGGTTGGGTTCTATACCTCTGGGCTGGTCGGATCGGAAGATGACCCCGACGCTTACGATCATCACGCCCACTTCTGGGAGGGCCACGCTTGACCGCACGCTAGCCTCGCTGACTTACCAGCTCGAGGACGGCGACGAGTTGATGGTTCTACGTCGCGACAATGTCCCGTGGGGGAACGCGACCCGCGATGAGGCAATCAAGCGTTCAGCCGGCTCGCATCTCTGGTGGATGGATGACGATGACATAGCCACAGATGGAGCGCTGGACACGATCCGCGCTGCCGTCGAGCTACACCCCAAGTCCGTCCACATCTTCCGCATGGAGTGTGGCGACGGGCGCTCCTTCTGGAACGGGAAAGAACTCACCTTCGGGAACGTCGGCGGGACGATGTGCGTGGTGCCGAACATCCCCAAGAAGCTCGGGGTCTGGGCGCACGCCGGTCGCTTCAACGCCGGGCTTGCCGACGGCAACGGCGGAGACTTCCACTTTCTCACCGGGACTCTCTCACTGCTCGGGAGCGACCCGATCTGGCACGAAGACGTGATTGCGAAGATCAGACCATGATCTCAGCAAAGGACGTATCGGCCGTGATCGTGACTCGCGGTGACGTCGACCTGTCCCCGATCTTGGCGACGCTCCCCTATGAGGACGTGGTGGTCTGGGACAACTCGAAGCGGAAAACCGACGAGGGCATCTACGGACGCTACCTCGCAATCAAGCAAGCGAAGAGCAAGGTCATCTATTTCCAAGACGATGACCTTCTGTTTACCGCCCACGACGAACTAATCGCCGCCTACGAGCCCGGCAAGATCGTCGCCAACATGCCCTCACCCTGGTACGAGCGAGAGAGCTACGACGAACTTGGCTGTGCGCTAGTCGGTGCCGGGGCGCTTGTCCCGCGCGCACTTCCACAGAAAGCGCTTGCCCGATACCTAAAGCGCTACCCGCTCGACGATCTGTTTCGTACCTACTGCGACATCCCCGTCGGGATCTTGTCGCCCAGCAAGCGTGTCGACCTCGGCTACGAGATCCTTCCATGCGCCACTGCGCCGAACCGGGTCAACCTACAGCCGGGTCAACTCGAGCGGAAGCGCGCGATGCAGCGAAGGGCGGTGGAGATCCGTGACGGGATCTGAGATCCGCTCCTACCAGCGGCAGGAACTCATCGCGTTCGTGGGCGCACAGGATTACGCGGGCAAGCGCGTGCTTGACTACGGCTGCGGTGCGGCCCCCTATCGCTTGATCGTGGAAGATGGCGGGGGACGCTGGAATGGGTACAACCGCAGCCACTACCCCGGCGGCGCGCAGGTAGACCTCGGCCCAGCCGAACCGCTCGAGCAGAACTGGAACGTGATCCTTTGCACCCAGATGCTCCAATACGTTCCCAACCCGCTCGCGTTGCTCGCTGACTTTCGCAAGGCGCTCTCCCCCGGTGGCCGACTCGTTCTGACCTACGCGACCAACTGGCCGGAAGTCGAGACGGAGGATCTGTTCCGCTTCACCCGCTCGGGCGTGGAATTGCTGCTGCGCGAGTGGTCGATCGAGAGCCACATCTCGCTCGGTGAGATCCCGTTCGGAGATCACGAAACGCTAGCCCTCGGATACGGCGTGGTGGCAATCGCATGAACATCCTCCTCTCCCCCCATAACGACGACGAGACGCTGTTCGGCGCGTACACCTGCCTGCGCCACCGGCCGCTTGTAATCGTCTGCCTGCGCTCGTTCGTCGAGGCGGGCTGGCCGAACGGCTCGGTGTATCAGACGCGCGAAGTGGAAACCGCCGCATCCTGCCGCGTCCTCGGCTGCCGCTACGAGCAGTGGGAATATCCCGACAACAATCCGCCGTGGGATGACATCCGTAGCGAGTTGAAAGCCCTCAACGCGCTACATGCCCCCGATCGTGTCTGGGCGCCGCTCCCCGAGCCGGGCGGGCACCCCCACCACAATGCGATCGGCGAGATGGCTCGAGAGTTGTTCCCGAACGTCACCTTTTACTCCACCTACACGCATGAGCGTGGCAAGACGACGGCCGGGACGCTGGTCGAACCGCAGCCGGGCTGGGAAGCGGTCAAGCGGCAGGCAATGAGTCTCTACGTCAGTCAGTCCACACACCCGAGCACGCAGGCCGCCTTCAACGAGTGGCCGATCGATGAATATCTGACGGAGGTCTGATGGTCGCCTTTCGCACAATCCGCACGCTGCTCGGCTTAGACGACTGGCCCGCGCTCACCCCCGGCCAGACCGTCACCGTGGACGGGAGCGGCGAGCCCGTCGCGATGGACATCAGCGAGCGAGACCTTGACGGAGGGAACGCCACATCCGTCTATGGCGGAACCGACCCTATCGACTGTGGAGGTGCATGAGAATGGCCGTGCGTATTCAGTCTCGGCGTGATACGGCGGCAGCCTGGACAGCCGCGAACCCGATTCTTGCGGAGGGCGAGGTCGGGTGGGAGAAGGACACTGGGCGCTTCAAGTGTGGCGACGGCGTCCTGGCGTGGACTGCGCTGCCTTACGGCTCCGCGCAACTCGGTGAAACCTCCGCAACCGCCTACCGTGGTGACCGTGGGAAGACTGCTTATGACGCGGTCAATGCCATAACTCCGGGGCACTACAGTACGGTAATCGGAGAAGGAGCTCTCGCAATCAATACCGGCGCCGATAACTCAGCTACCGGTTTCCATGCACTCCAAGCTAATACGACCGGCTCTCAGAATGTAGCCGTCGGTAGAGACACACTTCAAGCCAACACGATTGGCTTAGAAAATGTAGCTGTAGGTGTTTCCGCACTTTATGCCAACACCGAGGGTAACTACAACGTCGCCGTTGGTGGTAACGCGCTTCAACACAATACGACCGGCTCCGAGGGTGTAGCCATTGGTACGTTGGCGCTTCAATTAAACACGACCGGCGTCGAAAATGTCGCGGTTGGTTACATGGCGCTTCAATTCAACACGACCGGAAACCTCAACACCGCAGTCGGGAAGCGTGCGCTTCAATCAAACACGACCGGCAACGACAACACCGCTATCGGAAATCTAGCGCTTCAAGCCAATACGACCGGAAACTACAATACCTCAGTTGGTGTTGAGTCGCTTAGCCACAACACAACTGGCGCAGACAACACAGCGATTGGCTTCTTCACACTCCACGCCAACACAACTGGACTTTACAACACCGCAGTCGGTGATAGCGCGATGTACTACCCGGCGGGAGATCCGGGTAAAGCAACCATCACGGGTTCTTACAATACTGCTCTCGGACAACTCTCCGGCGCAGCCGACAACACTGATCCCTCAGAGTTTGTGGCGATTGGTTATTACGCGATGGCTGCCCTGAACAGCATCGCTATAGGTTCCGGTTCTTCGGCCGCAGGGGCGGGCAGCATAGCCCTCGGCAGGAATGTAACTACAAGCGTCGCCGGTCAAATGGCGCTCGGTACATCGGCTCAACACATCTTGCTTAAGACTGCCGCCGCTCCCGCAGACGCAGCGCTCGCGGCTAATCAGTTTACGCTTTGGCTCGATGCGACAAACGGAGCGGCAAAGCTGATGGTCAAAGCGAAGTCGGCCAATGGAACCGTCGTTTCTGGGAGTGTGGCTCTCGCATGAGCAACCAGGCAAAGGTACCGCCGACTCTGACAAACAAGCCGACTGTGCGCCCCTACAAGTTCGTTGTTCAGGCGATCGTGCAGCGTCTAGATGCGAGAGGGAACGTGGCTGGCGAAATCGCCGGTCAGCCCGTCGAGCTTTTCGGCTGCGATGCTCTCGGCGAGTGGGCGACCACGTTTCCCGACCGACTTGTCGCCGAGGTCGCTAATTCTCCGAGTAGCGACACGGAGATCCGATGACCACCCCACACAAACACCCCGCTCGATTTCCTACATTCGGCCCGCTGGAGGTGGGTAGATGATTTACGCAAGCCCAGGCGATTCGTTCGAGGCGCGCTGCGAGGGATTCGCTACCGGGCTCACGGGCACGATCGGCGTTCGTATCCTCGACAATATAGGCGGCACGGCGCTCGCTCGCGCTACGGCGGGCATCACCGAAGACCCGGCGGGGTCGGGCTCCTATGTCGCCACGCTCACCGCTCCCGCTACGGCCGGGCAATACACGGTGATGTGGGATGCGGGCACGGTCAGTCCGTCCACGGTTGCGACCGATGATCTGATCGTCAATACGGCCGGCGTGCCTCCCGTAGCGGCTTCGGGCACCGACTACATCACGCTTGCCGCGCTCAAGTCCACCCTCTCGATGCAGGGAGTCACCTTCGCAGACGCCGATCTCGCCATCGCCATCTCTGCGTCCTCTCGCGCCGTGGACAAGCTCTGTGCTCGAAGATTCTGGGCAGACTCGGTAGATCAGACCCGCTACTACTCGGCCGATCGAGCTCGCAAGCTAGAGATCGAAGACTTGATCTCGCTTACGACTCTGGCGTCGGATGATGACAGTTCGATGACCTACGCGAACAGTTGGGTGTCGGGGTCAGACTTCGTCCTCTCGCCCTATAACGCAGCCGCAGACGGCGAACCCTACACGGCGGTCGAAGCACTCCCGAGCGGTAACTACACCTTCCACAATCGCTACCCGAAGAGCGTCAAGCTGACGGGCCAGTTCGGCTGGCCGGCCGTCCCGGTGGACGTGGTAAGCGCGACTACCTTTCTAGCGGCTCGGATCGTCCGGCTGATGCGCGAGGCACCGTTCGGAGTTGTGGCCTTCGACGGGATGGTCTACCACGTCGCTAAGGCTGACTCGAACGTGATGATGCTGATCGGTCCCTATATGCGGCACAAGTACGCCATAGCCTGATGCCCAACTCAACGATGGCACAAATACGGTCGGCTTTCGCCGCCGCGCTAGAGGCTGTCTTCCAGCCCGCCGATCCAGACGGGCAGTGGCAGGTGAGCGCTTACTTGCTCGCCCAGCCCGCGCTTCGCTCGATCGACGTTCAGCCCAGCGGGGTCGAGTATGACCTGGCAATGGCTGGAGGCTATGACCGGCTCACTTTCAAGATCCGGGCGATGGTTCCGACCACCTCGGACGTCGGCCAGCAGGACTTGATCGACATGATGGTCGACCCCGGCTCCGCTACCTCGATGAAGAAGGCGGTCGAGGCCGATCGGAGTCTCGGTGGAACCGTCTCCTACGTCCGAGTTATGACCGCCTCGGAATACAAGCTCTACGACGTGCAAGGCGCTACCCCCTGGCTCGGGATCGAGTGGGAAGTAGAGGTCATGCCGTAATGGCAGCGTCCTTCTCCCCCCATCTGGAGGTCAACCGCAAGGACTTGTCCGGGCTGGTGCGCGCCTGTCATGAATCCAATCTGGCAATTGAGACGTTTCTGCGCGAGGGGCTGCTGGAGGCCGCCGAGTGGGTACGCAAAGACGCGGCCTCGAGTTACGCCGCCAAATCAATGCCCGGCGCGCTAGGACTGAAGGCGAAGGTAACGCGGCCCGGTAACGCGATCGTCGCTCAGACGCTCCGTAAGTCCAGGGGGAGCAGACAGAGGCATAACTTCGGCTCGCTCGAGATGCGTACCTCGCTGCTGCCGGCGCTCCAATCAAATCAGCCCCGCGTCGACGCGAAAGTCGAGGAACTTCTAGTCCAACTAGGCACCTTTTGGGAGGCACCATGAGCGATGTACCCAAGTTCAAAGTGGGCGAGGAGACTTACGAGTTTCCAACCCGCTTCCGTTTCTGCGACCCCGTACTCATCCGCGAGTTGACCGGGCTCGAGTTTCAGGACTTCGCGGAGCGGCTAGACGATGGCCAGAAGAATCCGGGGGACGCCGGAGATCCCGCGATTATGACTGGCCTGCTCGGCGTGGCGATCTGGCAAGCGAACCCGACCTGGAAGCGCGAGCGCGTCGTGCGCCACGTCGAAGGATTGAACCTAGACGAGTTCTCAGTCGAGGCCGCTGATGCTGGCCCCCCGGAAATAGCGGACCCGGCGAGTCTTTCGCTCGTACCGTCCGCAGAGTCCACCAGTTCGCCGGAGTCCTCGGATCTGGAGGGAGAGCCCGCTTAGGAGACGATCCGAGGCTGTTTTGGCAGCCGTGGATCACTCACCACTTCCCAGGATTCATGCCTTGGGATATGGGCGAGCTCTACCTAGACGAGTTTCTGAAAATGCACTACTTCGTATTCCCACCAGGAGCAGGTGACTGATGGCCGGCCGAAAGATGACCGTCTATATCGTCGGCAACGCGGGCAGCTTGACGCGTGCTTACACCGAGGCCGCTACGGGCGCGCAGGCGTTCGGTAACAAGATGGAGTCCGCTGGGAAGAGGGTTTCTGCAGCTGGTAAGAAACTGGCGATGTTCGGCGGCGTGGTGCTCGTGGCCGCTGGCTATCTGGGAAAGAAGTTTGTCAGCGCGGCCATGACCGCACAGGAGGAGATGGGCAAGCTCGATGTGGCGGCAAAAAACCAGGGCATGTCGATCTCCAAGACGAACGAATGGGTCAGCAAACTATCAAAGTCGATGCGCGGGCTCGGCTTCTCCAACTCCGAAACCCGGCAGGCTGCTACCGCTTTCGTTCGAGCAGGGGAGAAGCAGACCAAGGCGACCAAGGACATGGCACTCGCGGCCGATCTGGCCAGAGCGAAGGATACCGACCTCGGCACCGCCGCCACTGCACTAATCAAGGCACATCAGGGGCTGCTCCGTCCTCTGAAGGAATTGGGTATCTCGCTCCCGAGCGCGACCGATCACATGAAGGCGCTGACCGACGCTCACAAGAAGGCCGGCACCGCCATCACCTACACGGAAAAGGCGCTTGCGTTCCAGCAGGACAAGACAGAGACAGGAACTCATGCGATGGAGATGATGCGGAAGAAGCTCCACGGCACAGCCGCCGAGTTTTCCCAGACCGCAGCGGGCGGGATGCAGCGCTTCCACGCCCAACTCGGGGCGCTCGAGGAGAGCATCGGCAAGTTTCTGCTCCCCGTCGTCGAAAAGCTGACCGACTTCTTAACCAATCTGACTATTCGCTTCAGCGAACTTTCCCCCCACACCAAGAAGCTCATTGGCTATATCGTGCTCGGGGTGGCTGCTTTCGCAGGACTGTCAGTGGCTATCGGTGGGGTGATGATGGTCCTCGGCCCACTCATTACCGCGATTGGCTTCCTGGCAGCGAACCCGATCGTGCTCGCGATTGCCGCCGTTGCAGCATTGGCGGGCGCCATTGCTCTCGCGGGGCTCGCGCCCGACAAGCTCAAGGCGGGACTCGAGAAGATGGGAATGTCGGCGACGACTGCTGGGAGGGTCGTCGCCGATCTGCGGAAGGTTTTTGAGGTCGTCAAGACG